TTGTCTTCAATGTCTTCAAACGTATACATGTCATCATGTAACTTTGGCTTAGGTGCTGACATCCATAAAGCACCGTCTTCAAATGCTTCATACATAATGTCTTCGTATAATCTTGTTTCAAAATATCTTGCTCTTACAGGAGTAGGAGTTTCAATAAGCATATCACCTAATGGTAATATTAAGTCTCTGGGGCACCAACTGTACCAGCCTTTAGTGTTCCAACCTTGTCCAATGTCATAATTCACATTGTCCCAATCAATAATTTTTGGGCGATGTACTTTTACACCCATTTTACTTAATGTATCTGCAAGTCCGTCTGCATCTTCGTTGGCTTCATCAATTACCCATTGTGGATAAGTGCCTTCTAATTTTTCTACATCTTCTTTTGGGAAATTTGCGTAACTGAAACTTCTTGCTGAAATATCAGTTGCTATTCTTGAATGGTGGGCATGACCAACGATTATTTCCTCTAAAGGATCCCAATCGTTGTGAGAATTTACTATCATTTGTGTGTCTCCTGTGCTGTTATTTTGTACTATTTATATGATTACATCTAAAGATATTGTGAAAATCAGTAAGTTCTGCTTTACGCCATTTAAAGTTTTCGTCTTGCCTATAATCTTTTTCAGATGTTCTTTTTAGATGTACAGGACCTTTACTACTTTCGACTACTTGATCTAACGATTCTCTAGGTTTACCGTAATAGCATGTGATGTTAGGAGACGACCAAACTCCTTTAGGCAACTCCGAGTCAAGTAATGCCCTAATACCTAATGGCCGTGATCTAATACATGTATAAAAAGATGTACCTGCAAGTAATATATTTTTATCTTTAAATAGATCTGTATTGTCATCTATGTTGTAAAACACATGCCTTTTTATTTTGTCTAAAGGAAATATTGTTTTATCTCTAAAAATATTATCTGTGTTATCAGGTGAAAGTTCACACTGTGAACCATATGCGGCATACACTACATCAGTACATCCAGTTTTTAAAATTATCTGTTCTAAGTCTCTAGCAAGATTATGATATATTTCTCTATGTTGATTCTCATCTTTTACTTTAGGTAAGGTATACGAATTATATAAATCTATAAGTATTAAGGTATCTATATTAATCATCTGCTAACCATTCAGAAACACAAACTCGATAATTACCCGACACTCCCCTATTAAATTCTGCATGCCTAACATCATCACCTAGACCAAATATTACTGTATCACACCAGACTAAATCTTGTTCTTCACAAATCTTTATGTATTGGTTTTCGTATTTTTCCCAATTATAATCAGGACTAAAGTTTTTCATGTACTCTACACCTAATGCCATAGAATAATTATTTGCCATTTTTACTTCATTTAGCATACTAATACCATCGTCGACATATTCCCTTGTAAAACGTATACCTACTCTGTGATTCTCTAATGTAAAGAAAGGCTTACTAAGACTGCATGTGACTTCTTTTATTGCAGGGTAATCATTAAGATTGATATGTATGTGTTTTGCTATACCCCAATAGGCTAAATCTAAGCATACAGGAATATCATGTACCTCACATATATTCATAAGATGCTCAAACTCAGGGTGTATACAACCAAAATCACTAAACGGCGCACTTATTAATAAAGCATGTAATCCTGATCCTAATAAATGAGATTCTAAATGATGTGGGTGATTTATATATTTAAAATCAACGTGTTTTCCTAAACATGCGTGGTATTGAAAATCACCTTCTAGTACTAGAATTTGTCTGTCTTTACTATGTTTTAAAATAAACTGATCAAACGTTTGACTTGTACCTTGCGTGTAGTCTGCATGTTTAAATTGATCTAGACCTTCAAGGCTTTTTGTGTTAGAATAATTAAGCCACTCTCTCCAAATGTGTGCATATTCTTCTATAGACGGTATCTTTAAATCTTTTAAATTTTTGTGAAATGTAGAAACTTCTTTATTTCTTATAGGTCTAGCACCTCTAACAGCAGGCATTTATTACTTCTCCAAAAAAGTTATTATTACTTACATGTCTAAAATTGCTACTAGTCAAATGATTGTAATTGTATTCTACATCATCTTTGGTATTTTCTATTAGAGTGTTATATTCATCGTGTGGTAATTCTTTTATTGTATTCATAAGTTCGTAACAACCTACCACTCTGTCATACAACGAATTTTTAGTATTAAATGATATATCCCAATGATCTCCATATGTTTTAAAACCAAGTTTTTCCATTTCTTCGTAAATGCCTTTGCAACCAAATGTTATAAAAGGTACTTTGTAATACATAGGAATAAGTTGTTTTTCATCTACATAGCCCCAGCCAGAGCCTTCGCCGCCTGAAATAATAGCAATATCTATATTGTCATAAAGCCATTTAGGTGGATGTCCAACTTCTGCAATAGTTTTCATATCTAATTTATGAGGAGTTTTATATGTTACTCTAAGTATATCTGCTAATGTTCTATCATTCAATTTTTCTTTTACTAATTCTTTTATTGCCGTAGTTACTAAATCTACTTGATATCTGTGTTCACTTTGTGTGTTTTCATCAAAATATATGCTGTTTAAGTAGCCAGGATCTAATGACCATAATCTACTATATCTTACACTTTCTAATCCAAACGGATCTGATTCCAATAACATACTCATTAATACACGATGGGACCTAGCATTACGCATGGTTAATAAAAATTTATTATAAACTGTAGCATATTCGGGTATGTCACTAGATGGTTCTTTTTCAGAATTATTAAAATGCCTATTAAGCCATTGATCAGGATAAATTAATTGTGTGTTATACTGTACCCTATCTACATACCAAAGTTTGCTTATAAGCGAAACATTTTTACAGTTATCAAATCTTAATTTATTTTCTGAAAGTAAATTTTTAACTTCGCCTGATCCACTACAAACAAATTTAAAATTATTAAACTTGTTAGAAATACTTTCTATAAAAAGATGATTGTCATGGAAGAATGGTTCAGTACTAGTATATAATATTATTATAACATTTTTATCTGCAAGGGTTAAATTATATACTTCTTGTAAAAAATTTTCTACTCGAATACCAAGTTCTGTAGGACCAAAATATTTGTTCCTTCCTTCATGTGATAAAGGTGTACTTTGATAATCTATAGGAACAATTATATTGTTGTTTTTAATTTGCGAAATATCAAAATTATTAACTACATTAAATTCATATTTACAACAAGTATCTAATTGGCAGATAGTTTCTAAGGGTAATAGGGGTTGACTTAGTGTCAACTCGTTAAATTGTGTACCTTCAAATTTATATAAAATATCAAACATATTGTCTCTGGCGGAGAGGGAGGGATTCGAACCCTCGGTACAGTAAACCCGTACTCTTCCTTAGCAGGGAAGTGCTTTAAGCCGCTCAGCCACCTCTCCGTTCTAAATATTTATCGGAGTTAAATATGTATTTAATTTTTTTACGATAAATAATAGCATGTATTACAAACACATAAACCAAGTACATATAGAAGTAACAGACAGATGTAATGCAGAATGCCCTGCTTGTCCAAGATCACATGGTGGTGGACAAGTTATGCCATATGTAAAAAACCAAGAATTAGGTCTAGAATACTTTCATATACTTGGTCGTGATTTTATTTCCCAAATAAGTAAATGGAACTTTTGTGGCACAAAAGGAGATCCTGCATCAGCACAAGAACTTTTTGAAATATTAGATTTTATATTAGACTGTAATCCAGATGCAGAAATAGATATTAGAACTAATGGTGGTGCAAGAAACGAAAAATTTTGGTCAAGGGTAGGCTATAGATTCAAAGGCACTAGAGGAAGGGCTCGAGTAGTTTGGAGCATAGACGGTTGGGGCGATAATAACGAAGTTTATAGAAAAAATGTTAAATGGGATAAGTTGTATGCTAATCTTTTAGCATACATAAAAACTGGTGCTCAATCAAAATGGGAATTCAGTAACTTTGCTCATAATCAACAAGATGTACATTTAATAAGAAATTTTTGTAACAAATACAAAATCGAATTATTTGAACGTGAACCATTTGGTTTTGAGTCTGTGAATACTGAAAGTAATGTTGTATACAAAACAATGCCAGTATACCAAAAAGTTAAAGATGTTAATAATAAATTAGACAGCGATCTTGCGTATACTATTAAGCCATATGGCGTTAAAGAAGAAGATTTAGTAAATGAACATAATGAAAAGTACAGTTTGTCTAAATGGAAACCAGGTTTCTACGATTTAGATCAATGGCAACATTTAAAAAATTCTAATGTAAATATAGACTGCATGGTTAATAATGAAGATAGGCACGAAGTGTTTATGGATTCAAATGGTATGATATTACCTTGCTGTTTTACTGCTTCTAAATATGTGATGGGAGATGAGCAATTAGTAGGAATGTACGGTCCATACGAAAAAGAACTTACAGTTACAAAAGATAATTCTATTTACGATGTTCTTAATCACAAAGTGTTTACAAAAATAATGCCTGATGGTATGTCAGGTAAATTAGATGATAAAGCAGGTTACTGTGTAACATGTGTACAACATTGTAAGAATAGAAATGCAATTATAGACAATCCTGATGTTCATACAGGAGTTGGCAGTACTACACCTGATTAATTCTGATAAATAGTACATTATGCCAAGAATCAGTTTATGGAACCCGATAAAAACGAATGACTACAAGTTCACAGATAGAATTGTAGGCGAGCATATCTATGCGGGCGGTACTGGTGTAAATGTACACAAATACATAGGCGTAAATGTAGCAGACGATGGCTCTGATCCTACTAGACCTTCTGCAGAAGCAGGCACTAACAATGAAGTTTTTATTCAAGACTTATTATTTCTAGAAAACAGAGATAGAAAATACGATAAAGATATCTATGAATTAAGAGGTCAATATAATATTGCAGAAAACGATGCATACGATTTAACACAATTTGGTATGTTTTTAGCAAATGATACTTTGTTTATGAACTTTCATACAGAAAGTATGGTAGAAGCAATAGGCCGTAGACTTATGCCCGGTGATGTTTTAGAACTGCCGCACTTGCGTGATGATTTATTACTAGGCAGTGATGAAGCCATAAACAGATTTTATGTTGTTACAGATGGTAGCAGACCAGCAGAAGGATATGATCCACGTTGGTGGTCACACTTGTGGAGAGTAAAACTAGGTCCTATAACAGACAGTCAAGAATACAGAGATATACTTGGCACTGGCAAAGAAGAAGGCGACTTGCGTAACTTAATTAGTACCTATGCTAACGAAATTAATATTAGTAATAAATTACTAGAACAAGCAGAAAAAGATGTGCCATATGATACTCAGTACAGAGATACAGCACATCTATATTTTGATGACTCTGTGCCTGACAAACCTGGACCTGGATTAGATTTCGGAGGAGCAGATGGATTACCTATAAATGGATTAAATATTGTAGGCAGTGGGTCTACATTTCCTACAAGCGGTACCAGTGACGGCGATTACTTTTTAAGAACAGACTTTAGTCCAAATAGATTATTCAAAAAATCAGGAACACGTTGGCTTAATGTCAGCACTGATAATACTGGTGTTTGGTCTGCGGCAAATAGAATTTTAAGTACATTTATAAACAACGATAATATTACTTCGGTTAATGGGGCTACAGAACCAGAAAGAGTAAATTTAAGCAAAGTTGTAAAACCAAAAACGGATAACTAATGGCAGGCAAGAATTTAGATTATTGGTACGACGAACAGATTAAAAGATATCTGATACAACTTGTAAGAGTATTTTCTAATTTTAAAGTTAGAGAATTTACAAAAGACGGAATAAATTATAATCGTGTACCAGCAAGGTATGGCGATAGTAGTAGAATGGTTGCAAGTATATTGCGTAATAATTCTGAAAACGTTATTAATAGTGCACCATTTATTGCAGTTACAATACAAAGCATTCAGCCAGCAAGAGATAGAACACATGAACCTTTTTTAGTAGACACAACACAGGTTGCAGAAAGGGAATATGATGCTGATACTAATACTTATAGTAATACTCAAGGTAACTTATATACTACACAAAGATATATGCCGGTACCATATAACTTAACCTTTAATGTTGATATATGGACAACTAACACAGATACAAAATTACAAATTTTAGAACAAATTTTTGTTCTATTTAATCCAAGCATACAATTACAGTCTAATAGCAATCCGCTAGATTGGACAAGTGTATTTGAAGTTGAGTTATCTGATATATCTTGGAGTAGTAGAAGTGTTCCTGCAGGAGTTGACGAAAGTTTAGACATTTCATCATTAACATTCAATTCACCCATTTGGATAAGTCCACCAGCAAAAGTTAAACGTCAAAGCATTATACAGCAGATAATAGCAGATGTGCATTCAACAAGTAGTATTGCAGATTTAGGCTACAGCGAAGATTATGCAGATTTCTTTGGTAATATTCCTGATACATTCGAAATAATTGTTACTGCTGGAGATTATAAGGTTCAAGTCACAGGTAATAGTGCAATCCTAATAGATGAAAATGAACAACCAATTGCTTGGTCTAATATAATAGATCAGCAAGGAAAATTATCAGCAACAAGTTTGCTAAAGTTAAACATAGGTAACGATAGTGATAACGATCTAGGATTATTAGTCGGCACAGTTACATCGCATCCTACATCTCCTACAACATTAATATTTAATTTAGATGTAGACACATTACCTACAAATACTATTAATGATGTAAATAAAATTATAGATCCTCGTGAAAATTATCCAGGTGATGGCACATTAGATGCTGTAGCAACTGGACAAAGGTATTTAATTACTCAACAAATTACTGCATCAGGCTACCCAAATTGGAATGTTGATGCCGATGAAAACGATATAATAGAATATAACGGCAGTAACTGGATAGTAGTATTTGATGCTAGTTCAATAAGCGAAGAGCAATATGTTAAAAACACATTTACTTCAAAACAGTATAGGTGGATAAACAACAACTGGATAAGTAGTTATGAAGGAGAATATAATCCTTCCTTTTGGAGATTGACACTTTAATGACTACTACGGCGGCAGGAGTTGTATTTCTTGCTAAAGACACAGGCAGATGTTTATTACAACTTAGAGAAGGCAACAAACGATTTAATAATACCTGGGGGTTTTGGGGAGGTATGATTGAAGACGGAGAAACTCCTTACCAATGTATTACTAGAGAACTAGACGAAGAAATTGGGTTCGTTCCAGAACTACAAAAATTAAATCCCATAGACGTATATCAAAGCAAAGATAAAAATTTTTACTATTACAGTTTTGTATATGTAGTCGACGAAGAATTTATTCCTTCACTTAATTGTGAAAGTGCTGGATATGCCTGGATTGATATTGGAGTTTGGCCTAGGCCTTTACATAATGGTTCACATATTACTCTAAATAAAAACGGTGGAACAGAAAAACTACACACTATTCTTGAAATTCATTCTCGATAAATATAAGTATGAGCAAAGGCGAAATAAT